TCTATCACCAGCCGTGGCAGCACCTCTATCACCAGCCGTGGCAGCACCTCTATAACCAGCCGTGGCAGCACCTCTATAACCAGCCGTGGCAGCACCATAATTACCAGCCGTGGCAGCACCTCTATTACCAGCCGTGGCAGCACCTCTATCACCAGCCGTGGCAGCACCTCTATCACCAGCCGTGGCAGGTTTTCCCGGTTCCGCATTACACTCGTTAGTACACCGTTCCTTGACAAAAGATACAGCTGCTTTCACAAGCCCCCTTATATCAAGCTCAGCGCCTATTCTAATTTTTGAAGAACAAACCTTGTCACTTTCTGAATCGTCTATTTGACCGCTCTGCTCAACCTCACAAAACCTTGACCTCGCTGGTGCATAGTAACCAAAAACATCCAGAGGGTAAGGACATGCATGAAAACCCTTCTTGCATGCCTTTATGTCGCCTGTTTCTTCATACTCCTTACCTACCTCATACTTAAACCCTCTACAAGATAAATCTTTGTCAAATGCTTTATAAGCCTTTATTTTCTGTTCCATGATAGTTTTGAATTATATTTGAATTAATAAATTGGCACATCGTATCCCTTTTCAATCAAAAACTTTATTGTATTTAACCCAAGACGTTCTCCATGCCATTTTTCTGTTGACCACTCTCTATGATAGTGGTAGGACAAGTCTTTGGTATCCAAAAAGAAAGTAAGTTCGCGACTATCTCGATTATCCTCTTTCCGTGTAGATTTGTATGAACACCATACTGAATCTCTAAACATGGTATTATCATACTCGGTCAAAGTTGGATAATTCCAATAGTCAGGATGAGCGCAGCATCCTTGAATTACTGCAACCTGCAAAATATCCTCTTCTGATATTTGCATTAAAGGCTTATCGCCAATCACTATTTGCTTCATTTTTGATTTGTTTCTTTCTTGATTTTACGCTAATCATTTACTTTCTCACCATTATCCCTATAAACCAGTTCTCCATCATTACTCAGACAGATGTGCTCACATGGTTCCGGTTCCATATAATCATCATAATATTCATTGCATTTCTTACAATAAATATAAGATGGAGTTTCCTGGGCTTCTTTAAATGGATCGCCCTTGGGTTTCGGAAGAAATACCGCATTTACAAATTCGCCTTTTATGACAATTTCCGATGATATCCAAACTTCTACAGGCTTCGCAAATTTGCAAGCATTAATACCTTCTTCTAAACTTCCACCGCTTCCATTCTCATAATACCGCATATCATTCGTATCTCCACCGTTCGGAAAGAAATCCCAATACACCTTTCTCCAATATGGTTTATCAGCCTCGGGCACATAAAAAGCGGTGATTGCTGCAAATGGGATATCTTCTCTGTATTCAACGTAAAGCAGCTTGTGTTCTACGTCTATCCATCCATTTCTTGAATCGTAATTAGGTATAGTAACTTTCATACTTTTGCTCATTATTATTCAGTTTTGAATTATAATGCTTCCATAATCTCATCATAGGTCATTTGCCCTTTTCTCCTTTCCGGTGTCCCGACCAATACCATACGCTCCCTTTTCCTTTCATTGAAATAGCTGCGTACACACCGGCGGAGATAATTGTAAGGATCAATTGTGAACAGTTTCTTTTTACACACACCTGATATTACACGGGTGATGATACTTTGCCACGCTTCCTTTATAACATCCTGGCTGCTGGTGAATCCTCCTGAATACATATAGCCTTTGACCTTTGATTCGTAAATGGTAAAAACGGACACCATATCCTCCATATTACCTTCTTCATAAAAACCTATCATGACTTCGGCTATACGGACAGCCTCGCGATAGCGTTGGACCAGATCTCTTTGGGAAGAACCGTGTCTGAAAGGTATTATGACTTTCTTGCAATAATCCCCGCGTGTCGTCAGAACCGGTTTGTTATCTTCCGTCATAATGACTATCCCTTTTATGGAATCAGGACATATCCCATGTTCAGCCGCATACAGAAGCCTGCCATAAGTAAACCGATACATACGCTTCTGTTTTCTTAACAAGTAACGTCCGTCCGAACCGGGTCTTATCAGTCTTCCGGTGTTGGTGTTCCATAATTCACCATTCCTGCTTATCTCATAGTGGAATTCCGGAATGGGATACCACTTGTTTTTATCTGTTGTTCTCATAGGATGTCCATTTGTTTTTTTCCCGGTTGATGTTCCTTCCCCATTGGCGGAAAGTCCGGTGTTCCGCATCCGGCCAGCCTTGCAATGATCGGGCGGAACTTTTCCTTTCTCAGTCTCACATCATAATACGCGGTTGTCGCCCTGCATCTGGATATCTTCAGGAAGGAGGCTATCTCACGGAACAGATACCCTTCCTCATACGCCATATAGCAGAACAGCATCCTTGAATCGGATATGTTCCTGGATATCATCCGGGACAGGATCATCTCCTGGGAGACGCCCGTCATTCCGGAGATCTCGTCCAGTATAAGCTGCATCGGTTTCTTTTCCTTGTTGTCTTTTCTCTGGTTCATAAGATTGTCGTTTAAAAGGTTCTTAAATCTGTTTTAAAAGCACCGGCTCCTTATGCGGTGCCAGGTGGTTCTTTTCCTGAAACTCTGCGGACGGAACGCCCTGTCACGCTTATGCCAGCCCTCCCGGCACCGGAGTCTTGGTTCATCCAGTATCTCCTCCATTGCGGATTTGGCCCTCTCCAAATTTTTCAGCAGATACTCATTCATTCCGTCCTTTTCCATACAGCGCGAGATTTGGGGATTCGGGATCATAGGGCTCCACGGTGGTAAGGGTAACGGAGGATACGACCACACGTCCGCTCCCCTTGCAGGCGGGACAGGTAACGGTATGTACGGTGTCCGCCAGCTCGTCCAGGTTCTCAAGAAAGCCCCGGCCGCAGCATGTGCGGCACAGGACTACATGGGGATGGTCAAACTTCCTTCTTATCATCGCCGGAGAATTCAGGTTTCACATCAGCAGTGTAGGGATAGACATCCATAATGGCGGTCTCGGCCACCGAGCCGATGACATAGTCCGCCAGCGTGCCCTTCATCCCCTCGTCCAGCTTCTTTACGGCATCGCGAAGGTCGGAAGCCTGTACCAGTACGGTAGTGGGGGTCTTTTTCTCCGCTCCGCTTTTTTCGTCCAGCGTGATGAAGAACAGCTTGCACTTGAACCAGCGGTCGGCCGCATCTTCCTCAGAGGGGAACAGTTCGCTGTAACCGGCGCGTTTGACGCCCGATACGGTGAATTCACCGCTGATATACGGGTTCATTTCTTCAATAATACGGGCTTCCGCTTCCGTGAAGCTGAGCGCATCGACCAGATAGGCTTCCGTTACTTTCCTGTTCATGCCGTTCTCCGCCACCTTCTCGTAGCGGATGGAACATTCAAACCAATTGTGCATCATAACTTACATCTTGTTAAATGAGGGTTCTATTCTTTTCCATTGATTATTTCCGTCCTTCTCCTCGAAGTAGAAGCGGATCACCGTGCCTTCCACCACGTTGCTCTCACGGAAGAGCTGCATGATTTCCGAATATTCGGGGTCGTTGAAGTCATCCTCGAGCTCGTACAGGCGGGAGATGGACTTGTAGTCAAGATCCCCGGCCTCGTTGCGCTGGAGCAGCGACATGGCCAGCTTGTACATGGGGTTGCGCCCGTCATCGCCCTTCTTGCCGATCCATGCGTTCAGGTAGTCCACTAGGCGCTTCTCTGCCACGTCGGCCCTCTCGTCGAAGCCCTTGACCCGGTTCCCCTTGACGGAGACCTTGAAGGTGTCGTTCTTCACCTCGAACCCGAGCTGCTCGTCACGTTTCAGGCCGCCGTACTCCTTCAGCTGGTCATAGTAGGCGGTGGCCTCCTTACGGAGCCATTCCTTGAACTCCTGGCCGTCCTTGATATACTTGCGGAGCTTCCTCTCCACAGAGGCGAGGAATTTGGCACGCAGCTTCTGGTAGTTCTTCTTTCGGTCCCCGTCCTTTCTTTTCTTTTCGGCCTGCAGCTTGCTTAGCAGGGCCTCACGTTCCTTTTCAGATAAATTCTTGATATCCATATCTGTTCTTATTTATTAGTGAATAAATTCCTGAATAAATCAGGGTCGATTATCTCCTCGTTGCAGTCAACGTTCTGTTCTATGGCTGTCTGGCATTCCCAGCAGAGATGGTTCACGGTCATGTGGTTGTTGTATTCACAGAACACCTTCCCGCACAGCCCGCACCGGGCGAACATCGGCTGCACGGTGTCCGCGTCCTCCCGGCAGATGTCCAGCCCTTTGGCGTGGCAATCGGCACACATGTCAGCACATTCCTTTTCGAATTTCGTCTTTTCCATTGTCATCATTGTTATTGTTATTATCGTTTATCCATGCTACCAGAATCCATAACATGGCGTTCAGTGACCATGTTTTCGCCCAGAAGTCATCATTAACTATCATGCCCGTGAAAGCCGAGAGGGCGGATATCGCGTACACAAGGTGCTTCATTCTCATACCTCCTCCTTCCGTCTTATGGCCTTCAGCTGTTTCAGTGTGGCCTTCAGTTCCTCCAGGTTCTGGCTTGACACCGGCTTCCTGCATCCTCCGTGGCTCTTCAGGAAGGAGGTGATCTTCGCCTTGTTCATCTCGACCTCCACGGGATTGTCGCTTCGGTAGCTCCTGTTGAGAAAACCGATATCCATCGACACGGCGTAAATGGCCTTGACCAGCGCCAGCTTCTCCCGTCTTTCCGGATCCTTTCTCCTGTCGGGATCGAGCAGCGTCCCGATCAGCCTTGCGGCCTCGCTTTTGTACAACTCCGCGGACGTCGTTGTCCGTCCGCCGCTGAACTGCCGGACAAGATGCCTGTATTCATCCTCGTCCAGCCCGAACTGCCGTCTGAGGCGGTGTATGCACCGCTTCTGGGCGTTTGTCGCGGGTAATTCAATTGTCTTGTTCATTGCTATTGCTGTTAAATGGTTCGTCACTGTTCCTGAGCCAGCATCTCTCATAGCCCTCCTTCCAGACCACATAGAATCCTTTCGGACCGGGAACACCACGGCTCATGTACCGGGCGCAGAACCCGTTCACCTCTATGCGGGAGAAGCAGTCCCTCTTGACTCTGTAGGCCACCGTGCCTTGCACCTCCTTCCCCTCCACATGGGAGATGTATACGAATATCTTCTTCCTGTATTTCTTCCTGAGCTCGACCAGCTGTTTGGCGGTGACGTCCATCTCGCCTTCAAGACTCTGCAGGGAGTCGATGATGACCACGTCCGGGGATCTCTGTTTCCCGAGGAATTCGTCAAACTCATCGAAAGTGGGGACCTCGTCCCAGAACAGCATCCCGCTCCTTGACGAATTCATGAATCCGAGCAGGGAGTCCCTGAAATCGGACTCGACACCCATCTCAAGGGAAATGAACAGCACCTTGTAGCCGATACGGTCAAATTCCCTGGCCAACTGGAAGGTGAAGGAGGTCTTTCCCTGTCCGGACTTGCCGTATACGATCCACGCCCCGGATTTCTGCCTCTTTCCAAAGGCATCCATGAAATCCTTGGAAAAGGGGATGTATTCGTATTTTTTGTTCAATATGTTGTCAAACGACAATGACCTGATCATAAGCCGGCTCCTCCGTTGCTGATTTCCTGTCTGATTACCACATTGTCTATCATTCCCGAAAGCTCGCGCAGGTCATCGGCGAACAATACCTGGCGGGGATCGTCCTCACGCGGCTGCTTCTTGACCTTGGGAAGTTTTCCCCATATCTCTTCCGCCGTCTCCCTGTCCTGCACACCGTTGGCCATACAGATGGCGATGACATCCTTTTTGGTAGCGCCCAGAAGGGTGATGTAATTGCGGCCGAAACGCCCGTCTATCTCGTCATACCCTTCGATACGTCCCACATACCGCCTGATATTGCGCTCCAGCGTTTCCGTGCCGGCCACCAGACACCCCATGCGCCCCAGCGTGTCATCATACAGGGGAATAAGCGTGCACATGGCCGAATGCGTGAGCTTGCCGGCATCATCAATCAGCAGGACAGGCTTATAGGAGGACAGGGAATTCATGTGCGCGATGCACAGGTCCAGCAGGCTGTCATTATCCATATAGCGCGTCACATTCTCTCCCATGGCCTGCGCCAGTTTGGTAAGGAACTTGCGGCTGCTCCATTTGCGGCACTTGATATATACAACCCCCTTGTCACCGCATAGATTGTACAGGTCGATCAGAGACTGGGTCTTTCCGCTTCCGCTGCGGCTGCTGACACATACCCATTTGCTCTTTCCCCTGGCAACCTCGAACGCCCGCTTCACCTGCCGGTAAGAGGTTACGGTATCAACCACATTGCGGGAATTCTCATAGAAATAAAGGCCTGTGGCGATCCTGACCGCCAGGTTGTCGTCATTCGCACCGTACTTGCCGGAACGGAACTGGGACATCGCCGCGTCGGACACGCCGCAGCGACGGGCCAGTTCTGAAGGTTTTGAACCACGGGCTATCAAATTCTCTATGTACTGTTTCAATGCTTCCTTATCCATAATTATGCTGTTTTTTAAGTGTTATTAAATCATCTTGAAAAATTCATGTCGGCGTCGTCCCATTCGTAATCGTCATCCGCAAGAGGGGACGGAACCCTGAGAGGTCCGGGCGCAATCTCTTCAAAATCCACGTCCTCCACCGTCTGGCCACGTGCCTCATACTTGCGGTCCTTGTGCCGTCCCCGGCTGTCAGTGAGCAGGGCACGGTCCAACAGGCTGTTGCTTTTTAGAAGCGGATTCCGCTCCTGCATGGCGATTATCACCTCGTCCACCTGCTCCTGTCTGGCCACATACCGCCGCTCGAACTGCCGGTTGAACTCGTCCACCTTCCTGCGGTGCTCGAAATGTTCGGGTTTCTGGTCGATCAGGGCCATCGGTGTCTTCATGTCACGCTGCAGGAGGAACTTCAGGTCCCCGGTCTCCTTTGCCAGCCGGTGCCCTTTGGTGGATTCGGCATTGACGATAAGCACCTGCGACAAATCGTCGGGATCGTAGTGCACGGACCAGTCCTCGTGGAAATGATTGCGCAACTCCATGTTGAAACTCTCATAATTGATCCTCTCCCCGAAGAGCTCGATCAGCAGCCCCTTGCCGGTGAGCCGGTTGGTGCGTCCCGTCGTGTCGCCCATGAGAAACAGGTATTCCTCGTCGCAGAACGGCATCCGGCGTTCCATGGGGGTGCGTTCCCATGCGGCCATGTACGCCTCCAGCTTCTTGGCCCGCTCCCTTTGCATGATACCGTGTATCTGCGCCAGCACGCCCTCCTCGTCGGGGATCAGGTGGCGGTTATAGTTCAGGATCTCTATATTGGGCTGGGAGCCGCGCTTGCTGTTGATGTTCACCCCGCTCCAGTTCTTCTCCAGTTGGTAGTACGTCTTGTTCAGATAATTGAAGTAGGGCTCGATGATCTTGGCCTTGGCGTTGTGGAGCGCGGCGGGGATGTAGTGCACCGTCATCGCCTCATAGAACGGAACCATCACCCCCTTCTGGTAGTTGTCACTCTGCAACTGCAGCGGCTTGTACCGTGCACCGAACAGTTCCCGGGCGTGCTTGATGGCGTTGCGCAACGCCTCGCGTATCAATGCCGGGCTCTCATGGTCGCCGACGGCGTATCCTATCGGGTACTTGCCGCAGGCGTCCAGCACAACCACGATGGTCTTGCGGTTGTGGTAGGTGGTTTTCTTGTAAGTCCTTGTCTCACCGTTCACCTTTTTGTCCACCGGCTGCCTCTTCTGGTAGACCAGTTCCACGTCCCATCCGTCCAGTGTCCAATAGGTCATGGCGGTCTTCGGAGCCTCGCGCTTGTGCTGCATCTCGAGGGAGTTCCTCAGCGCGGCGGTACCGCGCTGGTGCCCCAGGGTGGTGGATTCCATCATCTTCCGGTACCTGTCCACCGTGACAGGGCTCTTGATTTCCGGTTTCCCCAATATGGAGGCTATCTTGTTGTACTGTTCCATGATCTGTGCGTTATTCAAGTTCATATGCTGGGAAAGCAGCTTGTGCATGATCGCCTCGTCCTCTTCGTCCCTAATCAGGGCGGCGGACGTGTTGCCCTTGTTCTTGTGCACCAAAGCGATGAAGCCTTCCGCTTCATACTGGTCCACTTTACGCTTGAGCGTCTTTCCCGTCGAAGGAAGTTTGTGGGGATAGCGGGTGTTGCCTTTGCTGTCCCGCACTTTCAGCAGATCGTTCACCATCTCACTCAGCCTGTCCCATACGTTGAAACGGGATCCGCCACGTCCGAAACCGCATTCCGCATTGCTGTCGCGCAGCCGGATGACTGCATCCAGGACACGTGCCTGGAGCGTATAGAGCGTGACTTTCTCCGGTCTGAGCGGCTTTCCCGCACCGTCCCTGTAGGTGGTGAAGAAGGAGTAGGCGGCCTCGTTGTACCCTACAGCCCTCTCAAGCGGACTGGTGGCGGCACGTTCGACATCCTCATGGGGATCACCGTAATATTTGATGTATAATTGCTGTATGTATACTTCCAGCGAGTCGAACTCCACCAGGGCGGGGCGTCTGAGGCTGGCACGCTCGGCTACAACAATCTGCTTTCTGTTCACCTTCGTGTTGTATGTTCCTATCGGGAGGAAGCCCTTCTCGGAACCCACCTTGCGTTTCGGATCATACATGATCAGCTCGTTGGCGTAGATACATACCTTGTCATTATAGATTACAGCCATATCAACCGTTTTATTGTTTAACCTTGTGCGGTTTCCGGCGTCGGACCGGAAACGCGGGCCGCCTTCCGGCTCCCTGACCGCGGTCCTATTTTTCCTCCCTGTAATACCTTTGTCCGATAAGGGAAAGGCAGCATACGACTGCAAGGACCGAGGCGGCGAGGTTCTCGTTGAAGGTGGGGCGGAGATTGTCCGCCAGTCTGAGCACTACCACAAGGCCGATGACTGCGGCCACTATATGGATAATTCTGAATGTTCTCATTGCAAATCATTTTTAAGGGTTAATAAAATTGTCTTTAAATCTCCGTCCCTATCCGTCACGGACCGGGACGGAATGTCTAACTAAAATTCAATCTATTACCGGTTGTATGAACTATTTTTCTTTCTCTTCCTCCAGCTCGGCCTCGGACTGAAGGTCCGCTTCCACCTCCGCAATCACCTTGAGCGTCTCGTCGGCGTCCATTATCTCCTGCTTGCATTCAAGCATTCCGTTGATGATGCGCCGGTAGTCTACATCTTTCTCACCCAGCTCCTTGCAATAGTTCTCATACTTGATCTCCGCCTCAGCCTTGCGTCTCTCGCAGTCGTCCTTGGCTCCCTCGATCTTACGGTTGATCTCTTTCTCACGCAGGCTGAATAACTTGTCCACAAGGTTGCAACCCTTCAAAATTGCTGTCAGTTTCTTCATAATCTTTCAATTTTTATCAGTTTATGTTTTCTGATCATCCGGACCTCTCCGGCGTCATTTGTTATTTCACCTTTTAAAAAAATTGTCCCGTCAAGGCCAAGCGACGGTACTGCCTGTTGGATCTGCAGATCCCCTAATGGGTTTCTAAACACATTTATATTATTATAGCCAACCCCCACCGGGGTAGTGATTAACGGTAATTTTACATCATTCATATTCTCTTATTTTTCGATTTCCTTGACCAGACGCTTCGCGCCGGCTATGTCCCATATCTTGTCGACCATCTCCGCGACCTTCATGTCGGTTGTCGGTCCTATCTTCACCATCACCGCCCCTTCGGCGTCCTGGTCCTTGGAAATGATGATGGGGCAGATCATCCCGTATTCACGCCAGATCGTTATCACGATCCTCAGGTATTCAAGGTTGATACCCATCGTATAAGTAATCATCCCTGTTCCTCCCATTCTATCAGCAGTTGTCTGTACACCGGAACAGGTTCGGGATATATGATGCCTTTGTTCTTGTGGGATATGACCAGCTTCGTCAGCCTGTCGGCTATACGGCGGCTCATTGTGTTGCCGGAATACACCTTGCATACATGGGAGTAGGTGACTTTCATGTTGGTGGCGACCGTTTTCAGATCATTCCGATTGAGATAACGGCACACAGCCTGTTTCCATTTGATGAAGTCCGGACGGTACTTGGGTGCGGGAAGCGTCGGATGCTGTGCCGGACGAACGGAGTAGCCGCCGGTACGACGGATGGAGGGGAGAACCTCGTTAGTTACCCATTTGCGGAAGGCTTTTGCTTCGGGCTTGCGGGATATAAAAATCAAATGATATAAACCGGATTCATTGACTGCCTTAACTCGCTGATTTCCACCTGGGGTGTAACTAATAGTTACATCATGTTTTTCATCCATATCAAGCGACTGTATCGCCTTTCTTGGATTTTTCAGATTCAAAATATCACAGATATCTTGAGCTACAAACCATGTTTCATTTCTTTCTGTAGTAGCGCGAATCTTTGCACCAATTTCCGAATTGTTGAAGATTTGCAGACCTGTTGTCTGCTGGTTGTTGTTCAGTGTTTCCATAATAATACATTATTAATTAGTACGTTCCGCTTTCACATTACCCTTGTTGTCGAGTATTTTGACTGTTTCATGCTTGACGATTTCGTCAACATTGTACAGCTTACTGTCGTTCCGTTTCTTGGCGGCTTCCCAGATTGCCGGAGCTTTACCACCCTTCTTCTGACCGGACAAAACCTGTCCGACATAGGCCATTGTTACTTTAAAGGCGACAGCAAGTTCCTTCTTGCCTTGTGCGCCTAACTTAATTACTTGTCCCATATTCAATATTTATTGGATTAAAATTGCTATATTTGGCGCGGTTTATATTAAACCTGACGCAAATACAAAGCAATGCAATATTTAAACCAAGAAAAAGGTGAATAATTTATTGCATTGCAATCTATTTAGAATAAAATATAAATAACAAAGCAATGGAAGTATCTGTTAAAGAAAGACTTAAACTGTTTTTAAAAAAAGAAGGTATAAAAGATGTTGATTTCTGTAGAATAATAGGAGTATCTACAGGCTTTATTTCGGGCATGAGGGTATCTATTCAACCTGATAAATTAAAAAGCATTGCAATAAATTTCCCCAGATTAGATATTGGCTGGCTTCTTACTGGCGAAGGCTCTATGTTAAAAAATGAAATAAAAAGTACAGCTTCACCTAATACAATGGATACTGCTTATATATATAATATGTATGAGGATTACAAAAAGCTACAGGCTGAAATCATCGCGGAAAAAGAGAGAAGAATAAAAGAATTAGAAACTAAACTTGCTAAACTAGAACAGCAAGAATCCCCAACAACAAACTCCGACTCCCATGCAGAAACTGTCCAAAAAAAGCGGAGCTCATCGCGTATATCAGGCTCTTCTGCGCAAACAGATGTCCCGACCATAAAATAAAGATAATAATTGAGTGAAGATACAATTACAAAAAAATGCCCCGAACTTAAAAAGAACGAGGCATAAAATTTTAAATGTCATTCATTTATAGGTACATAAAATGTAGTTTTTGATGGAGTATAGATACCACAAGTTATAACCTCCAAAAAACCGTTTAAAAAAGTATGGTGATTTTTGATTGCATACTTTTGACGATCTCCAACATATTGCTTAATATCCTTTTTGTTTGACGCTGGTGATATAAGTCCGAAAAGAAAATGATTGTTTGTCTTTGAGTTGAAAACTCTCTTTGGTTCATCAACCTCCATGCCACCTACATACAATTGAGAGCTATAACATGAAGACAACGATAAAGATAATGTACTAGCTAGTACTATAAGCATTACTTTTTTCAT